AAACATCTCCAATAGTTTGATTGTTACCTTTTCCATCGTAACCATTAGCACCTAAACCATCTGCACCAAATCCACCTAAAGCACGTACATACGCTCTGTAAACGTTTTGAGAAACGTAGATAGATAAATCTTCTTTTCCGTATAATACAGCAGGGATAGCATCTACTACTTTACCCATTTCAGCTAATACGTTAGCAGCAGTAACAGTTGTACCAGCTACATCGATAACAGTTGCATCAGCAGTAGCCAAAGGTACAAATCCATCAAATTGTCCTGCAGTAGCATTAGCACCTCTCCAAATGTTTACTTCCATTGCTTCAGCAACTTTAGCTGCTACGTGTGCAATTAAGTAATCTGCAAAAGCAGGTGGTAAAGAGTCAAAAGCAGAGTAACCCATAGATACCGCTTCCCAATCTGAACGGAAATCTTTTTTACAAAGTTGTAAGTTTACTTGAAATTCTTCAGGTTGTAAAATTCTTTCAGTTAAAGTAACTGTAGAAGTAGCATCGAAATCACAAGTTGCATTTTTTAATAAAGCATCTGTAGCAATTCTTTTGATTACTTCTTTGTATTTAATGTTTGGTCTAACTTCGATACCACCTTTTTCGATAGTGTTAGCCGATAATAACGCTGCAGAGATATATTTTTTTGCAAATTCCCCAGCGTAAGTTGTTGTAATACTTGTTGTTGTTGGCATTTTTTTTTATTTTTTAGTTAGCGATTTTTCTCATTACTATGTCTAAAGTAGTTTCTTTTCTACCTTGAGCATATAAATTTAGTTTTACTTCAGATTTAGCTTCAGGATTGTGTGTTAAAGGTTGCGTAGATAACTCTACTTTTTCTTCAACTTCTTCAACTACTTCAACTTGTTTTGCTAATTCTGTTTTTAGCGTTTCGATTTCAGTTTTTAAAGCGTCTACTTCTTCTTGTGAAAAGTGCGACTCTTTAACTGTGCTTTCGATTACCTTTTTAGGTGCTGTAGTTTGTGCTGCTTCAACTTCTTCCTCGACTGCAGGTGCTTCCTCTGTAGGTGCTTCTTCTGCTACTTCTCGAATTTCTTTGATTTCGCCCTCAACTTCAACAACTAAAATCATTCCGTTATCAAGAGTGTACTCACCTATAGGCAATGCAACTCTATCTTCACCATTGACAATAAATACTGGTTGCCCTGCTTCGAAGATTTCAGCTTCTACTACAGTACCATTATCTAAAGCCTTTTGCTCTAATTGGATTTGCATCCCTAAAAGCTTTTTGATTTCTGTAATTACGTTTGACATATTTATTAAATTTATTTAAAAACAATTATTTTTAATAGTTGTTGTATTTTTAACCATTTGTTCTAACTATAATTCTTGGTTCGTTTGTATTTGTAACGATTGCATTTGATTGGTCCGACTCTCTGCCAATACCTTGATGCAATAATTCGCCATTGCAACATTCTTTGCTGTAGGTATCATCATCGCATAAGCAACCACGTTTACCACCTACTGGGCTTGTCTTACTTTCTGTTTTCTGACTCATAAATAAGTTTTTTAATTTGGTTAATAATTTCATCTTTTCTATTTTGTTTACTTAATTCTTTTTTTGTTTCTAATTTGTCTGCAAAATATCCCTCAAGGCTAAACCCTTTGACTTTTCCTGTCTTGACAAAATCGTTCCAAATATTGTCATCTTCAACTTTAACCGAAGCCATCCAAGTACCAATAGGAACGCTTAAATTATAGATAGCACTTTTATCCTTTTGAGTATCTTCAACTATCCAACTTTCAACAACGGTTAAACCTTTAATCTGTTTATCGTGTTCTAAAGTCCAATTATTTTGATTACCATTTTTAAAGAATAATTGACTTGCTTTGTTTACTGTATCTTTTGAAAAGTAAATATAATATTCATCTTCGCCATTTCTTCTAAAAATTGGCTTTTCAGGAATTAAAACCGCACCCATTAAAATACGTTTTTCAGTATCTACTTGTGCTAATTTGATTTCTTCAGATTTCAAAGCCACAAAGTTCGATTGAATAGCAGGGTTTTCTACTACGCTAATAGCATCAACACCACTTAAATCATCTTTTTCATCTATAATAAGTTCTATTAAATTCATTTGCTTTTATTTAAAAACATTAATATTTATTTTTTGTATTATTTTTTAACCTAAACTTGCGTTATTTACTATCGACCTATCTAACGCTTGTTGGCTTGTAACTTGGTTAGCTACTACAAATGCTTGTACTGGTTGTTGTTGTCCTAACGTTGCAGCTACTTGGTTAATTCCTGTGTTTCCTACTACGTTAAATTGTGGAGCAGGTGGTGCAGATATAGCAGTTCCACCGCCACCGCCACCGCCACCACCGCCTGGCACATTTACAGCAGTAATAGCTTTAACTGTTTTAAAACCTGTTGCTAAAATACCCGCAACGTTTACAGCTTTTGCTACATAATCAAAAGGCGAAGGTAAAGTTGATTTTTGTTTTAATGCTTCAGAAGCACCTACATAAGTATTTATTAAAGCACTTGCTATACCCAACGCTTTCCCTGCTGCAGTTTGTTTACCTACTATATTACCTAAACCCTCTAAAACTTGTCCTGCTTCTTTTGCTTGTGAAATTTTTTGTTGGTATTCTAATTCTGTTATTTTTGTTCTTGCATCAGAATATTGTTTTTCTAAATCTGTTTTTTGTTGTTCGGTTAATATTTTATCTTGTAATAAAGTATCTTCTTTTAATTTTAAAGCAGCTCGTTTTTCCTCAAAAGTTAAATTATCAAAATCTTTCTGTAATTGTAATTTAGTTAATACTTCTTGTTGTGCTTTTGTATCGTCTTGCTTTTTAGCTTCTGCTAAACGTATTTTGTGTTCTTCGTCTAACTTATCTATTAAAGTTTGTTTCTCTAATTCTGTTTTAGCAAGTGCTTCAATTTCTGCTACTTTTCTTTGATAGTCTAAATTTTCTTTTTTAGTTGCAGTATCTGCTAAACGATTTAATTTTTCATCGTCATAACGTTTATTTAAGTCTGCTATTGCTTTGTTATGTGCTTCAATAGATTTCTGTTCTTCAGCATCTATTTGCTTAACCAATTTAGCCCTATCTGCTGCAGTTATTTTAACATCGTCTAAAACTAATTTTCGTCTTTCGGCAAATGTTAATTTTTCATTTGCTATTTTTTCTTTTAAAGCTTCTAATTCTTTTGCCTGTGCTTCTTTCGCTGCTGTTGCTCTTTCTTGTGCTATTGTTTTTGCTTCTGCTGCTGCTGCTTTTGCATCTTCATTTTCTTGTCGATTAAGCATTTTACGCTGTTTATTCAGCTTAATGCCAGTCATTGCGTTTTCAGTTTCAGCTTCATTCAACGCAATAGTTAATTCTCGAAGTTCTCCTTTTGCTTTCTTTTCTTCTTCTCCACCTAAAGCCTTTGCTTTTGCTTTTGCTATTCTTAAATCTTCTGCAGCAATTCTAACTTTTTCGGCACTACTTGCCTTTTCGGCTTTTGTTACTTCTTCTAACGCTTTCTTTTTATCCCTAATACTTGCGGTTTCATCTGTTAAAATTTCCCTTGATTGAACAAGTAATTTATTTGTTTCAGATTGAACTACTGCTTGTATTTTACGTGCCTTATCTACTGCTTGTTGTTGTTTGGTTAAACTATATATTACCTTTGCAGTTGTTCCATCTACAGCATCGCCTAACTGCTTAAAAGAAGTTGTAGCTTCTTTATTTGCTTTTTTCATACTTTCAGCAGCACCTTTAAAATCTAATTTAATAAACTTAATTGCTGCATCAATAGTATTTATTAACGCTCTACCTAAACCAAAAACTGCATCTTTTAATTGAATACCAACCGCTTCAATTCCTGCCCAAATAGCCTTTAACTCCTTACCACCTGCTACAGAACTTTGAAACGCTTCATAAAGAAACTTAACACTAATAACCAATGCAGCAATAATAGCTCCAACTGGGTTAGCTACCATTTCCCACATCTTTAAAATAAGACCATTAGCACCTTTAATAGCAGAACCAAAAGCAGGATGTAATTTACCTACAGCATCACCTACGCCATTAATAACGGATTCGGCTTTTCCTGTGCCACTTAATTTTTCAGTTAATTCGTTTGCACTATTACCTGTTTGGTTAATAGAATTATTTAATTTTTTAAGGTCTTTTTCTGCTTGTGCTGAATTACTTTTAACGTCTATTTCTACTGTTTTCTTGATAGCCATTTAATATATTTTTTAAGTTCCTTTAAATTTTCAGGTAGTTTATTTTTTCCTTTTGCTATATCGATTAATTCGCTTTGTCCTAATTGTGCATAGGGTAGCATATCTAAAATATTCTTTATCATTACGCTGTTTGTGTTATTACAATTATATCGTTGTTGTTGCTTTCTA